CGGAACAAGTTGCAAACTATTTCGAAGTCGAATCAGCGCAACGAAGTTCGGGTTGACGAAAACACGTCTCATGCCGAGCCTATCGGTCAAGAGTTTGTTGAAGTCTACGAGTTCTACGATCTGATTACAGGCAAAATGTGTGTGTTTGCCGAAGGTACGGATGCGTGGCTGCTAAAGCCAACGGTGTCTCCGTACCCGAACATTCACCCGTTCACTTACATTCCGAACTATGAAGTACCGGAACGTTTCTTCCCCATCGGGGACGTAGAAACAATTTTCCCTCTCCAGGTGGAGCTGGGCATGGTCCGCACGGCCCAGGTAAACGACCGAAAGCGTGGCAGCCGGGTTACTTTGTACAAGGAATCGGCTCTCGGTTCGCAGGGCGTGTCAGACATGAAGGAAGGGAAGGACAATGCGTTCATTCCCGTTTTGAACAATACGCCTTTCAACGAGGCGTTTGTCCAGATTCAGCCTTTGGGTTTGCCTCCAGAATGGTATCGTTCGGATCAGCAGTCGCTGTCCGATATCAACTTGGTTTCTGGTGTCTCAGAGTACCAGCGTGGTGGTCAGGGCGATATCCGCCGCACCGCCACCGAGGTCGGATTGATGCAGGATGCTTCCAACGCACGTTCGTCCGACAAGCTTGGTAAGGTTGAGCGTGCGATGGCCGAGATTGCTGAGCAGATGATTAAGCTGTCTCAACAATTTTTGGAAAAAGAAGATGTCGCCCGTGTCATGTCGGCTTCTGCCGCAGAGTCTTGGGTACCGTATTCTGGTCCCGCCATTCAGGGCGAGTTCTTGTTTAAGGTGGAAGCTGGGTCTACTCAGCCGATGAACGAGTCGTTCCGCCGCCAACAGGCCATGCAGATGATGGATGCGTTTGGTGGGCTGATCGGTTCCGGTCTTCTGAATGACCAAGAGTTTGTTGCAGAGGTCATGCGTTTGAACGGCATTACTGACGTTAGGCGTCTGTTGGGTCCGGGAATGCCTGATCCTGTGCCGGAGGAATTGCCGCCGGAGGAGATGCCTCCGGGCGCACAGGGCGGTGGGCAGCACCAAATGCCTGATGGCAGCATGATGGCCGATGCCGATATGCCATCACCCGGTATGCCACCGCAGGGTATGGAGGGGATGCCTCCGCAGGGGATGCCTCCGCAGGGAATGCCTCCGCAGGGAATGCCTCCAGGAATGTAAACTTTATCGGGGCCGCTGGGCGGTATCGAGTCTCCAAAACTTGATTTGTCAGGTTCGATCCCTGGTCCCGGTGCCAAAGCGGCGTGGTGAAACGGCATCATGCTGGCCTCATACGTCAGAGTTATGGGTTCAACTCCCATCGCCGCCACCAATCTAAGGAAACAAATGGAAAAACCTATTGAATCCGCAACAGATCTCATCGACCCTTTTGAGGACGATGAACCAATCGAGGGATGTTCCCTTGAAAACCCAGAAATTTGCGAGTCCTGCCAGTAGGTCGGAACGCAATCTGTTTATATATAGCGGATAAGCGAAAGCCCCGCAAGAAAGGCAAGTGATGGCCGAAAGTTTGGAAGACATGTTTCAAGAAGTCTCTTCGGAGGCGATTGAAGCCGGAGTCGATAACTCTCAGGAGACCGACGTAGAGTCACCAGTGGCCGAGTACCACGACGACACAGAGCCGATGGACGAAGTAGATACTCCAGAAATGGAACCTACTGAGGAAATCGTATCCGAAATCGCCGACGGTGCATGGGATGCTATTCTGGAACAGCACGGTGACGTGCAAGTTCCATTGCAGGTAAATGGCGAAACCGTAATGCGGCCGCTTAAAGACCTGCCTGGAAACGCAATGATGCGAGAAGACTACAGTCGTAAGACTGCCGAACTGTCACAGCAGAAATCTGCGGCAGAGTGGGCATACGACGTGCAAGCAGCCTTCCAACGTGATCCGCAAGCAACGATTGAAGCCTTCCAAAAGGCTTACAGGTTGCAGGTGAACGCAGGGACGCCGGAGCCTGTAGCCGACCCGTATGAGGATTATGATCCTGACGTTGCGGCAGTGATGCGTAGAATGGATGAGCAGAATGCGATGCTCCGGTCTGAGCTTGATTCAGTCAAGCAATTTCAGGAAACGTCAAAGGACCGTGAATTCCGTCAAAGCATCGAAGCCGAACTTGCTCAAACTCTCACACAGTTTGAAGGAGTAAACGAAATGGATGTCCTCGCTTTCGCTACCGAAAACAGGTTGAGGCTGCCAATGGCTGCCGAGATCCTGTGGAATCGGCAGCAGAACAACAGCAAAACGACTTCCGCTGCGGCTCAAGCCAAAGCGAAAGAATTGTCCGCTGAGCGTTCAGGAGCCAAGCGTAAGGCAGGTAAAAATGCGGTTGCAGCCGCCCCCAGGGGCGGTTACGATGTTGAGTCAGATGCAGGCGACTTTTCAACAATCGGAGAACTGTTTGAGCTTGAAATGCTCAGACAAGGTTCTAACTAAACTCTTAGGAGGCCATCATGGCTTTTGATAACATTGTATCAACTACACTGGAACGGTACTTTACTTCAGGTAAAGCTACCGACAACATTTTTGCACGTACGGCAGTCCTCGACTTCCTGAAGCGTCGGTCAAAGATCAACGCACAAGGTGGCCGTCAGGCTATCGTCCCAGTAATGGGTGCAAAGAACACTACGTTCCAAAACTACAGCGGCTATGACACTTTGACCCCTGCGGTCGATGAAGTCATGGACACCGCCGTTTACGACTGGAAGCAGTCGGCCATCTACATCCCGATGTCGGGCATCGAAGAGGCCAAGAACAGCGGCGACAAAGCCGTCATTAAGCTCATTACCGCTAAAACGGAAAATGCTGAGATGACTGCTGCCGACACGTTCGAGGACCAGCTTTTCAACGCTACGACTGCCGGTACTGGCGATTCGTGGTCGGTTGCTGGCAAGGACTGGGTTGGTCTGGCTGAGATTGTTGGTACTGGCGCACACGCCGGTATCACTGGTGCCTGGTGGGAGTCCTACGTGGACACCGCCGCCGAGGCCCTGTCTCTTACCAAGCTTTCCAACGCCTTTAACAGCGTTTCGTACGGTTCGGACAAGTGTGACTTCGAAGTTACGACTCAAGCTCTCTACGAGAAGTATGAGGCGCTACTCCAGGTCAACCAACGTTTCAGCGATGCAAACACCGGTAAAGCTGGCTTCGATAACCTGATGCACAAGTCGGGTGTCGTTGTCTGGTCGGATTACACGCCTGCTGGCGAGTGGTACTTCCTGAACAGCAAGCACATCAACCTGACCGTCCTTGACGGCAAGTGGATGGACTTCCGTGGCTTCGTGGAGCCGTACAACGTCGATGCCAAGTACGGCCTCGTCCTTTCGTACGGTGCCTTTACGACCGACGGTCGTCGTTACCTTGGCAAGCTCACCAATAAAACGGCCTGAGTAAGCTAGCCTGCCCACCCCTCTCAACGGGGGGTGGGCTTTTGGCATGTTATTTTTGAAAAACTTTTGGAGGCTGCAATATGGACATCGTTTATACACATTTGAACCGGGCAGCCAAAGCTTGGGTTGCAGCCATCATTCCGATTGTTGCTGCCCTGGTGGTCGAAGTTCTTGCTGACGGCGCCCGCATTGATCTGACCGGATGGGTTGCTATTGTCGGTTTAGCTACCGCACAATGGTTTGGTGTTTATTGGAAGTCAAACTACGATCTAGTCGATGAAACCGAATAGGATTTAACATGCCAGATATCCAACTGGACGGCGCAACAGCCAGAGCAGCATTAGACGTTTACTACGCAACGGTAGCTCAGGGGGCTTTAGCCGACTCGGCTACGCAACCTGGCGATTTAGGTACTGCCGCTGCACAGGATGTAGGCGCATTTGCGACTGCGGCACAGGGTGCCACAGCCGATACAGCATTGCAAAATGCGGCAGCGTTTGCTACAGCGGCGCAGGGCACTACTGCCGACTCGGCACTCCAGACTGTTGCAGTGCCCAGCGATCTTACTACAACGGGCGTACCAAGCGCTGCCACGTTTTTGCGTGGTGACGGTGTGTGGGCTGTCGTCAGTGGCGGCGGCGGTGGTGATTTGCTGGCTGCAAACAACCTGGCGGATGTTGCCGATACTGCAACATCGTTAGCAAACTTGGGTGGGGCTACCGCAGCGCAAGGCGCTCTAGCGGACACAGCTTTGCAAAATGCTGCCGCATTCGCCACTTCTGCTCAAGGTGCATTAGCTGACACGGCGACACAGCCTGGCGATCTTGGTACTGCTGCGGCGCAGAACGTCGAAGCGTTCGCTACTGCGGCGCAAGGCACGACGGCCGACACGGCACTCCAGACTGTTGCAGTTCCCGCCGACATTACAGCAACCGGTACAGCTAGTGCCACAACGTTTTTGCGTGGCGATGGTGCGTGGGCTGCTGCTGGGTTGGCTGGTGTTGATGGTGACGTGATTGCGTATCAGCCGTTGCTGTACCGCAATGACGGACGGTCTACCGAGTTGACCTATACGGTTGATGATCTGACACAAGTGTTGGAGAAGGACGGGGCGACAACTGTGAAGCAAACCGATCTGACGTATACGGCTGGGAAGTTGACGAGTGTGGTTGAGTTGGCTGATTCGATTACGGTGACGACGACGTTGACGTATACGGGTGACAAGTTGACTTCTACTGGTCGGGTGGTTTCCTGATGGACGCTGTTGCGTACGCACTTGCCGTAGGTGCGACAACCTATCTTGTCCCTGAGTCGTGGACTGCTAAAACGCCGTTGAGTGCCACCCGTAACTATTTCGGTCAGAGCACGTTGGCTGACGGGACTGTTTTGATAACAGGCGGGCTACTGGGAGGCGTAGTGTCGGCTGATGTGCAGTCGTATGATCCGTCCACTGAGTCGTGGACTATCAAGACTCCAATGCCAGCCACACGATATCGACACGGCCAAAGCACGCTATCTGATGGGACTGTTTTGGTAACAGGCGGCTACGTGTCGGGCTCTAGGTCGGCTGATGTGCGGTCTTATAATCCGTCTACTAATGCGTGGACGGTTAAGACTGCGTTGCCAGGCACACGCTACTATCACGGCCAAAGCACGCTATCTGATGGGACTGTCCTGGTGACAGGCGGGGCGTCGTCGACGACGACGGCTGATGTGCGGTCGTATGATCCGTTCACGAATGCGTGGACGGTTAAGACTGCGTTGCCAGCGACACGATTCCTACACGGCCAGAGCACTCTCAATGATGGGACTGTTTTGGTAATAGGCGGAAATGTGTTAGGCGTGGTGTCGGCTGATGTCCAACAATACGATCCGTCTACGAATGCGTGGACGACTAAGACTGCGTTGCCAGAGACACGGAGCGTACACGGCCAAAGCACGTTAGCTGATGGGACCGTCCTGGTAACAGGTGGAACTGTGTCAGGCGTAGTGTCGGCTGATGTGCAGTCGTATGATCCGTCCACTGAGTCGTGGACGACTAAGACTGCGTTGCCAGAGACACGGAGCGTACACGGCCAAAGCACGTTAGCTGATGGGACTGTTTTGGTAACAGGTGGAACTGTGTCAGGCGTAGTGTCGGCTGATGTGCAGTCGTACACTTCAGCCGAAAACGCCTTTACCCCTGGCCGTGCCGCACTTCTCGGCTATCTAGCCGCAAACTGAAAGAACCCACAATGAACTTTCAAGACGTAAAAACTGCAACCCGATACACGTTCCCTGACGCTACAGACGAACAGATTCAGGCAGCGTTTGACGCTATCGACACCGATGCTTTGCACGCTGCCGAAGCACCACGGTGGACACACGAAGTTTGGGACCGGACCAGCCCGATCAACGGGACACCTGCCGCTGACGTTCTTGCTAAACGCAACGACATCCCAGAAACCGGTGACGTTGTACTCGTCAAGCGTGACGGTGGGATTGTGTTCTTCCAACCGCACGACACCACCCAGCCAGGGTTTGCCCCCATTGCTGACGCTGCAACTGTCGGCGCAGCAATGGCCGCACAGTCTGTCACCGATTCGGTGGACTCGCAGACTCTCGCCCTGGTGGCGGAAGCGCTGACGGTCTGACAAGGTGAAATCTATGAGTGACGTACATGTAGTCCGTGTAGGGCATAACCTGCCGGAAGGCCTCGTGCCTTACGGTACGGTGTTTGTCGATGGTGAACGGGTAGAGGACTGTACCGACAAGGAAGTTGTCGGTTCGTTCAGTAACCTTGTTGAAGGTGTCGTTCCGGCTATTTCTTGG